CTGGTAGCCCTGGAACTGCGCCTTAGCTGCATCAATAAGCTGCTGCTGTAGAGCCTGTTGTAGCATACCCTGCTGCTGCAGGTTCTGGTTAACAGTCTGTCCCATGCCGAAGCCAAGGTTAGACAGCGAGCCCAGTTGACCTGCCGCGCTAAGACGTTGCGATGATCCAGTAAGACCTGCCGCCTGGTTAGCAAGCTGTGCTTGTATTGCCTGTGAGGCGTTAAACTGTCCAGCCTGGTTAAGTGCTGCCTGATTCGCTAAAGCCGCCTGATTAGCTGCGCCTGCGCCAAACTGCGATGCCTGGTTAAGTGCTGCTTGATTAGCTAGAGCTGCTTGGTTCGCGGCAGATGCCCCAAACTGAGAAGCCGCCTGCTGTTGCGCTGACGCCTGGGCCATAGCCTGATTCTGAGCAGCGGCACCGAATTGTCCTGCCTGATTCAATGCTGCCTGGTTAGCTAAGGCTGCTTGATTGGCCGCTTGAGCCCCAAATTGGGACGCCGCTGTAGACTGCGCAGCATTCTGCAATGCCGCTACATTGCCCGCCTGAGCCCCAAACTGCGCGGCTTGATTAGCCGCAGCCTGATTGGCCAAGGCTGCCTGGTTGGCTGCTGACGCACCGAACTGAGAGGCTGCTTGCTGCTGTGCTGACCTCTGTGCTGCGGCCTGATTAGCTGCTGCTGCGCCAAATTGTGATGCTGCCTGCTGTTGTGCAGATGCCTGTGCAGCGGCTTGGTTCTGAGCCCCTGCGCCAAACTGTGCCGCTTGATTCGCTGCGGCTTGATTAGCAAGCGCAGCCTGATTGGCAGCAGATGCGCCAAATTGACTTGCAGCCTGTTGTTGAGCAGATGCTTGCGCTCCAGCGACGTTAGCAGCTTGTGCGCTAAACTGTCGAGCCTGGTTCTGAGCAGCCTGGTTGGCAAGAGCCGCCTGGTTAGCAGCGGATGCACTAAACTCACCTGCGCGCATACCAGCCGCCTGATTGGCCAGGGCTGCTTGTTGTGCCAGGTTAGCGCTAGTAGTGCCAGCCTGTAGACCCGCCTGCTGGTTAGCAAGGCTAGCCTGCATTCTGCCAGCAATGTCTTGTTGCGCCATGCCCTGGGCTTGAGCAAATCCAGCCTGACGTAACTGACCTGCAGATCGTGCGGCCTGTTCGGCAAATGCGCGATTAGTCTCGGCCTCCATTAGAGCCTGTCGAGAGCCACCAAAAGCACCTGCTGCGCTTGCTTGAGCTCCAGCCTGGCCCATTGATATCTGTCGGGCGCGATCTAGGTCAGACAGTGTAGACTGAACAACCTGGCTTTCATAAGGGTTGTAATACTGACTTAGGTCAGTGCCAGCTAATTGGCCAGCCGTCACATCTCTGGACGTTACTGTCGGTGCTGCACCTAATCTTTCTGCGCCGAATCCAGTTGCCCCGGTGCGAGCAGCGTCATAACCCTGAGCGCCGAGTCCAGCAGCCTGGAATCCAGTAGCGCCTGCACGCTCTGCGCCATAGCCCTGAGCGCCTAGCCCAGCAGCTTGGAAGCCCTGAGATCCAACATCTGCAGCGCCAAAGCCAGTGGCTCCAGCTCTTTCTGCACCATAACCCTGCGAGCCTGCGGCAGTTGCGCCGTAACCCGTTGCTCCAGCCTGAGCTGCACCATAGCCTGTTGCGCCTACATCAGCACCCTGGAACCCTCTAGCGCCAGCTTGTGCCGCGCCGTAACCCTGTGCGCCAGTCTGAGTTGCCCGATAGCCAGGAGCTCGTACATTCATGGGCTGATACTGCATCTCTCTAGCAGCACCAGCCATAGCGCCCTGAATACCCCGCGCGGCACTTTGATTAATGTTTGGAGCTTGCGGAGCTTGCGGAGCTTGCTGTTGCTGCTGTACGCGACCGCCAGCTTTACCGCCGCCACCAGGACGTCCGGCAGAATCCAGCACTTGCGGCATAACGGGAGGCGCCAGCTTAGGTCCAGACTGTGGCGTAGGGGTCCTTTTGTCAATTAAATCGCTTGGCGGCCTTACAGGGCCTCCTACATCCATTACAAGCTCATCTTCCGGTACTGGTCGCTGTCCTGGCGGTTCCGTTACTGACGGGCCATAGTTAACCTGAGATGGGGATATAGGGCCACGCTGCATTCTTTGAGGTCCAGCCATGCCTACTTGTTGTGGTACACCGTTACCTGAAGCCATTATGAAATCCTCCCTACGTTCCGCATATCAAACATCATCTGATCAATGCCTTTCTTTGGCGCTGCAGGCAGGCTTAACTGATTGCCAGGAGCTGAGGGAACATTAAGTTGCTGTAGTTGCGGCATTACTGTCGGGGGCGCGTCAGTCGTCAATACAGGGTCGCTCATAACTTGCGATGCGGCATTCACCTGAAACTCTTCAGGGAATACCTGCTGATGTGATCCGTAATCATAGGGGTCGATTCTATTGTTGCGGCTACTAAAGTTTTGTCCAACGACTTCAATGTTTCCTCCGCGAGTGTCAGGCATTGGAGCTGTGCTTCTGGAGCCTGCGTAGGGGTTATAATCAACCGGAATGCTGCCAAGTCTGTCAGAGCCAGGGTAGGAAGGATAAGCGTTAGACGTATCCGTATTTCCGCCAGCAAACAGCTCATTGTATTCTTTTGCGTAGTCAGGCTCTCTGGCCTCAAACTCAGCAACAGCCTGGTCAAACAGACCGCCAGAGCTGTATCCAGATATACCGCCACCAAAGTCTTGAGCTTGCGGCATGCCAGCCATAGGATCACTTGGCGCGGCCATTCCAAATGCAGATGCAGCGGCTAGGTTATTTGCCATTGCGGCCTGCTGAGTAGGAGTAAAGCCAGCAACGTCTGGGCCATAGTATGGCATGTATCCAATCTTCTGGACCTCTTCAGCTCGCGCTAGATTCCGCTTTGTTGCAGACTCTGCCCACTCTGGTATTTCTGTTTTTGTGGATTGACCACCGCCCTTGCCACCGCTCATATCATATATCCTTGCTAAGTGTCGTGAACGCCTCGGTCCACCCTTTGCTTAATAAGACCCTTGCCCAACCTCTACGGCCAGCAACAGTCATGCCCGTGCATCCCTGCTGTCTTGCAAACTCTACCGCCGACTCGTCCATGTCAACTATCTGATTCTTCTCGCCACCCGCCAAAAAAATGTGCAGCACTTTCTTCCTGGGAAACGATATTATCTCTGTAACAGCGCAGCCGTGTTCTGCTGGCCAAAACTGCATGTATCCGTTCTTTATGGCCTCAACAATGTCCTCGTACTCGTGCGTCCCGCCACTGTACTCTAATGCTGCCTTTATCCACTTCTCGCAACGATCTAGCTCTTCTTGTAAATCTGCCATATATCCCCCTAAATAATTGGCCGATTATAGCATTTATTGACGGCTTCTGGTTATTGTAAGGTCAATTGGCTTAGATGCTGGCGCAAAAGATGTTGCAGCAGCCCCATCAAGCCATAAATCGGTATCACTAACAGCAAACCTTGCCTGCATATAAGAGCCTGCAGTTACCTCAATTTGATCACTAACAGCCAAGACAATAAACTGATCGTTAGCATGCACCGTAACCCTTTCTGAGTGATCTTGGTTTGTGCCATCAACAGCTATCCAATAATACGCTGTCTTCTTTGATCCGCTTGACGATTTAATCTGCAGGTGTCCCGCAATAGAATACACCCCCGCTTCAGCAAACCTAATTTTTGTATTATCGCTGGGATCAATGCTCAATCCACCATTAGCGCTTACCGACGTAAACGATATATTGTACGCAGTGTCTGCCGCCGCCGCAGTAATGCTACTGGTTGCTGAAAACTCGCCATAGCCGTCAGCTAATACAATCTGCCTAAACTCGCCATTCTTGGATATTACCGGGTAACCAGTTCGGTCCCACAATACGACGCCATCTTCTGCCGCCGTGTCACCAGCTATGTAGTAAGCCAGCTTCGCTTTAGTCCTGGCTAAAAAGCTAACAAGTCGCTCTCCCCAGGGTTTCCATTCTGGACCTAACGGGGGTGGCGGGTTCTCAGCCAGGCTCATCGCTTGCCGCCTGGGATTACATTAAGCCGCATCTTGCCTGCACGCCAATCTTTAAGCTCGGTGCCATTAATACGCATCCTGACCTGGCGACCACTAAACCTGGCGCCTGTTGGGTTAGCAAGAGCGAACGGCCCGTGGCTAACTTCTGAGTCATTAGGGTAGAACCTGGTCTTAAAGGTCAAAGTGACTTCGCCCTGGTTAAGCTCGTCCGGGATAATCTCATTTACTTTGGCGATCTGATCGCCCTGAGCAATCGATATAGGTCCACTCTCCAGGAATGTCTCACTACCATTGTGTGAGTACCCGGTCTCGTGGTTTAGCACGTTACCAGAGGTATCAAACATAATTGGGTTAGAGAATACACCAGCATCAACTGCAGAGCTGCGAGATAGCTCACCAATGTTCCAGTGACCTTCTTTATAGTCGAACACAACGTATCGGTCGTTCTCCAGAGAGTCGGCGCTGGGATAAAACCACCACACCTCACCAAACTGAGAGTTGTTGACTGCAAACGCCTTGCTTTTCTGGGCGTGGTTTATGTCTTTAAAAACGTGATCTGAGACATCGCAGGGCATTTCCTGTACGGATGATCCGTTGTAGGTAAAAAAGCTCTTAGAGCCCATCCAGAAGGCTCCCTCGTCCACCGCAACTGCAGCCATGCGAGATATGGTGCCGCAAGATGTGCCAACCCTCTCAAAACCGTAAACAGTTGGCGGTCCATTGTATGTGGCGACGTGCGCGTCCAGGGAGGTCAGGATAAGTGTACGGCCTCTCACTCGGATACCGCACATGATCTCGCCAGAGGTCTGCAGCTCAAGATCACCAGCCTGGTTAATCGCTGTAGGCGTCCAGTCTGTATTGTCTTCTCTGTCACACCACTTTACAAGGCGCGGATTACTGCCTGCGCCTAGAGCAAAAATAAAGCGCTCCTCAGTAACGACAATAGCGCCATTGCCTACCGGGGCATTTGTAATTGCTGCAGCGGGGGTGCCGGTATTTAACTGCCACTCGTATATCTTGCCGTCCTTTGATGAACAGGCGATCAAATATTGACCCCAGGTATCCATGGACCAGGATGTGGCCTCTTCTGGCACGCCGTCACTAGGACGTTCTGTGCTGTAGTAAGAGGTGCCATAGAACGACCCGCCATAGCCAAGATTCTGGTCTGCGTTAAGGTCGCCAGTGGTAAAGCTAGTAGGGGTAATGTCAGAAACCGTACCCACTTTATTAACGTGGTACAGCTTTTCGTATGTTCCTGCCGCAATGTGGGCGTCTGCACTGTTGTCAGTCCATGTAATAGCGCCTCTGGGGGCGTAAGTGAATGCACTGGCCTTGCGGGTGGTCCAGCCGCCAACAGGCCGCACAGAGCCATTCTGCCACCTTATGAGGTTAGCATCTCGCCACCGGCCTACAGAATCCAGGTCAGTACCATGCTTAAAGATACCTGCTGGAATGTCTACGCTAACATATGCCATTTATACTTCCTTTGCAGAGCGACGGAGGCGGCTACTTACCGCGCATCTCCATAATTTTTCCGGCACCGCGAATACCAAAACTGGAACTGATCGCGATGAATAATAAATACTGATACCACTCAGGCAGCTTGTCTAGCGCCTCAAATCCCTCAGCCACCCGGTCAATTACCGACACGTCATTGGCGGCTATTGCGTAGCCAACCATAAACACTGGGATAGCTAACACAATGGTCCAAAATTCATCCTTCCAGGAGCTGCTAGAGGCATCTGCCATCTTGCTCTCCCAGTCAGCACTGTTCTGGATAACATTCATCTTGGCGTCATGCTTGGCCTGTTTTTCCGCAGCCTTGTTAGCCAGGAACGTCTTGCCAATATCAGCAACCGGGCCGATTAACGCCGTAAATATACTCACTGAATAAGCCTTTCAAGCAAAGGCGATGCAATTACCAGCGGGTAAAGAAACCAAAGGCGCTTATCTATATCATCAAACCGCTTTGTTCCAGCGTCCAATTGCTTCTCAATGTTTTTGTATCGAGTCAAGCATTCACGCTCGTGAGCGTCTAGGCGCTGGATGGCTTCTTTAACCGTTGGCATGTCTAATTACTCTCCTGGCTCTTCTTTCTCCAGGTCAGCAACTAGCATGTTGATAAATGCGTCTTTGCCTACTGAAAGCTGATCAAGGTTAAACTGAGTGGACCTGATCTTTCTATCCAGGTCATTGCAGTGATTCACCATCACCTGCTGCTGCTCAGTCATGTCTTCAAAAATGTACTCTACTTCGTTTATCACTATGGGAGTTGTTTTTTTCTCGCCCATGTCGTGCTCCTTCCAGGTTATTGTTTGGCTTTATTGCCAAGGAATGCAAATTGCTCCAAAACCTTATAGGCTTTTGCAACAAATTCATCGTCTTTTGGTGTTTCAGTGTAATTGCATATAACGCTGGCTATTGTAACCAGTGACGTGGCAAGTACATATAAATCGAGTAAATATTCCACTTAAAATCCTCCGTTAATCGTGTAGTAACTGCCCGCAAAGATCGTTAGCACCGCAATCGTGACCAGCACATTCTTAACTGCATCTCCTATCTCTCTCTGCTTTTTGAGTTTAGCCAGCCTAGCCTTCTCCAGCTTGTGCTTGTGATCCAGTATAGACTTGTTCTGAATCATCAGCATGTCACGCCAGACCTGATTAGGCGTTATTTTCTTCAGCTCCTTCTCTTTCTCGCGTATCTCATTCTTAGCCCACGCAAGTTCCAGAGCCTCTTCTTGTGTTAGTACGTGATCGCCTGCCTTGGTAGCCTCTTCAATGCTCTCAACAGCTACCTTGCTATCAGTGAGGCTAGTGAATAATCCCGACAGACCTGACAAGTGATCCCCAGACTCTTTAACGGTAGCAATGCCATCGTTAAGAGCCTTGAGGATACCTACAACTGCTGAGATT